AAACATAAGAAAACGTTTGAAAAGGTTAAGTAATGAAGATAGCTCTAATAACAGATACACATTGGGGAGTTCGCGGCGACATTATTCCTTTCCATGATTACTTCAAGAAATCTGTTCATGAGTTCTTCATACCTGAACTAAAAGCGCGTGGAATAGAAAGAATCATTCACCTAGGTGATTTGGTTGATAGACGTAAGTATATCAACTACATGACTGCTCATAGGCTCCGCAAAGATTTTCTAGAACCTATCAATGCAGAGTTTAAGATGGATGTCATTCCCGGTAACCATGATACTTACTTTAAAAACACTAATTCTCTTAACGCTTTGAGCGAACTTATCTCAGGTAAATATCAGAACATTGATATTTTCACACGCCCACAGACAGTCACATATGACGATGTTGATATTCTCTATGTTCCTTGGATCTGTGACGATAACAGAGAGGAAACATTAGATGTTATCAAAAACACAACAGCACAAATCGCCATGGGGCACCTTGAGCTCACGGGTTTCGAGATGTATCGCGGTCATATTAATGACCATGGTATGGATTCTGATATTTTTGGGCGCTTTGACGTTGTGTGTAGTGGGCATTTCCATCATAAGTCTATGGCTGGCAATATTACTTATATTGGTGCTTTTACTGAGCACACGTGGACTGATTTTGATGACCCTCGTGGTTTCACTGTTTTTGATACTGACACACGCTCACTAGAATTTGTACGCAATCCATTTACGGTGTTCAAGAAAATCTTTTATGATGATATGAGCAAGACGATGGATCAAGTTCTTCTGCATGACATAGAGACAAAAGGATCTATTGTCAAGGTAATCGTCAAGAACAAAACAAATCCTTACTGGTTTGATCTGTTCATTGACGCAATCGAAAACACAGCACCTATCGACCTACAAGTCGTTGAAGATCATTTAAATCTTGACATTGAAGACGACTCTGATATAATTGATGAGGCAGAATCAACTCTCGATATATTCAAGAAGTATATTGAAGGATACGAGATGAAGAATCTAAACAAAGAAAAACTCACGAAGAAGATCTTTGAGTTATATAACGAAGCACTAAGTTTGAGGTAATCATGAAAGAATTTCTTGTCAAGTATAAATTAAGTCGATACATCTATCATACAAAAGTTATCACAGAAACTTCTGCGGGTGCAATGTATTGGGTAATGAATGCATTTCCAGATGCAACTGAAATATATGTCATTTCTAGTGTTGAGCTACATTACCCAGCATGATTGTATTTCGTAAAATTCGTTGGAAAAATTTTCTATCAACGGGTAATCTCTTCACTGAATTAGATCTTAACGCCTACAATACAACGCTTATTGTGGGTGAAAATGGTGCAGGCAAATCAACCATCCTTGATGCATTGACGTTTGCTCTATTCAACAAACCATTTCGAAAGATCAACAAACCGCAGTTAGCAAATTCTATAACCAAAAAAGATACTGTCGTAGAGGTCGAGTTTCAGGTAGGCACGAGTAACTATAAGGTTGTTCGTGGAATCAATCCTGCAAAGTTCGAACTGTTCAAGGATGGCAATCTTTTAAACCAATCTGCTGCAAGTAAGGATTACCAAGACGTTCTTGAAAAGCAAATTCTCAAGATCAATCACAAATCTTTCTGTCAGGTTGTCGTTTTAGGATCTGCAACCTTTCAACCATTCATGCAGTTGCCTGCACAGGCACGCCGTGAAGTTATTGAGGACTTGCTAGATCTGCAGATCTTCACATCCATGAATCTTCTGTTGAAAAACAAAATAACAGAAAACTCTGATGAAATAAGTAAGAAGCAATCTGATAGAAGAGTCGCTGAAGCACAACTTGAGATGATCAGGCAGCATGAAATTTCTATTCAATCAAACATTGATAAGCAGATCGAAGAAAAGCAAAGCAAGATCAACTCAACAACTAAACTTATTAGTGATGCAACTGATGAGGTGAGCAATATCATCAATGCAGGTAAAGAATTAAAACAGAAACTCGCTGATCAAGACACTGTTGAAGAGAAACTTAGTAAGTTAGAAAAGTTCAAGATTCAACTAAAATCAAAGATCAACAACGCTGAAAAAACGATTAGTTTTTTTCATGACCATGACAACTGCCCGACATGCAAACAAGGCATTGAGCATTCGTTTAAAGAAGAAACTATCAAAACAAAATCATCACAGATTACAGAGATCGAAGAAGGTCTTGTCAAACTAGAGAATGAACGTAAGAAAGTTCTTGAACAACTTGACGAGTATACCCAGATCAATAATACTTTGCATGACTACAATCTACAGATGTCACAACTGAATACTAAGGTCTCTGGGTGGAGAGAAAACATTCGCAACTGGGTGAATGAAATTGCTGATCTCACTGAACACGGCAAACAGTCAAACGCAGAAAAGATCGCACAACTAGATCAGATACTAAAGGATGCAGACAAGATTCTGAATGAATTGTATGAAGAAAAATTTGTCTTGCAAGCAGCGGGTGTGATGCTAAAGGATGGGGGAATCAAAGCGAAGATCATTCGTCAGTATGTTCCCGTCATCAATAAATTGATCAATAAGTATTTGTCTGCAATGGATTTCTTCGTACAGTTTGAACTGAATGAACAGTTCGAAGAAACAATCAAGTCAAGGTTTAGAGATGCATTTAGTTATGCGTCATTCTCTGAAGGTGAGAAGATGCGTATTAATCTTGCTATTCTATTTACGTGGCGCGCACTTGCAAAGTTGAGAAACAGTATCAACACCAACATTCTAATCATGGATGAGGTGTTTGATAGTTCCCTTGACGCAAATGGAACAGACGAGTTTCTCAAGATCATTCAGACGCTTACTTCAGACACAAACACTTTCATTATTAGTCACAAACAAGATCAGTTGTATGACAAGTTTGAGCGTGTGATAAAGTTTGAAAAGCACAAGAATTTCTCAAAGATGGTATAGGAGTTTACATGTACGGAATAAAGATTAGAGGTGCGTCAGGATCGAATTGGATACAGTTCTTCAATGAAATAAAAGGATACCCAACAGGACCTGTTACGTTTCGAGATGTATCTGAAGCAGAAATTTATGCACAAAATCACGAAGTGAAGAATTATACAATTGAGGTGATAAATGATTCTACCATTAGTCCCAAGGGACAACAACTTATTAACGAGTAAGTTAGAACCCTTCGACTTTTCTAATCCGCCAACAGATCCTATTCAGTTGGCAAAAGATCTAGCAGAAACAATGTTGCACCATAACGGCATCGGTCTTGCAGCAAATCAAGTCGGGTTGCCGTACAGAGTTTTCGTCATCAAGTCAAATCCTATCCTTGCATGTTTCAATCCTAAAATTGTTTCTGTTACGGGTGAACATGTTGAACTTGAAGAAGGATGCTTGACATTTCCAAACTATTATGTTAAGATACGAAGACCTAAGCAAATCAGAGTTCGTTACACATATCCCAACGGTGAAACCGTCACAGAAATTTATGATGGAATGACCGCTAGAATATTTCAGCATGAACTTGATCATCTTGACGGTGTGCTTTTCATGTCACGTGCGACACTTTATCATCGTGGGAAAGCAGAAAAAAATGTTAAGCGAGCAAAAAATTAACTATATACAATATAACCATGTTAGGAGGTAAACCATGGCATTCCAATCAACTAAAACCTATGGACATAATCTAGGATTTTCTTGTGCATTCCGTCAGTGGCGTGCAGATTCACACTGTAAGTATATTCACGGATATTCAGTCGCTGTTAAGTTTGTCTTTGAAGCAGATGAACTTGACAAAAATAACTGGGTAGTCGATTTTGGTTCACTCAAGTCACTAAAGGGTTGGCTTGAAGCTATGTTTGATCACAAGACACTCGTTGCGCTTAATGATCCTGAAATTGCGTGGTTTGAAGAAGCACATAAGCGCGGTATCATTGATATGGTGATGGTCCCAGGAACGGGTTGTGAAATGTTTGCAAAGATCATCTATGATGCAACAGAGGTGTGGTTAACTAACAATGGTTATACGCCACGGTGTCGTCTTGTTTCTGTCGAAGTGATGGAACATGGTGCAAACTCAGCAGTGCACACGGGTGGGTCTGATGAGTAAGATCAAGGTATCGGAATTATTTTATTCACTTCAAGGGGAGGGTATGTTCGTTGGTGTTCCTAGCATTTTTCTCCGTGTGTTTGGGTGCAATTTTAGTTGCTCTGGCTTTGGTATGCCTCGTGGCGAGTTATCAGAAGAAAGATTTGCTGTTGATCCTAGTAAGTATAGCGACTACAAGTCTCTGCCTTTGGTTCACACTGGGTGCGATAGTTATGCTAGTTGGGACCCTCGTTTCAAGCATCTAAGTCCTTTCATGCATATAGATGACATTGTTACGGAGATGCAGAAGTTGTTACCTGAGGGTAAGTTCTCTCGTGACAAGCATCTAATCATCACAGGCGGCGAACCTCTTCTTGGTTGGCAGCGTATGTATCCAGATTTGATTGATGAGATCACAAATCGCAAGATGAATCTGACACACATGACTTTTGAGACGAATGGTACACAGTTCCTTTCAGATGATCTGTACGATTGGTTGTATGCTAACTCTAGCTACATTCAAACAACATTTTCTGTTTCAGCAAAATTGCCATGTAGCGGCGAGAAGTGGGAAGACGCTATTCGCCCTGATGTTGTGAAGCAATACACGCTCATCCCACGCAACAAGACCTACTTAAAATTTGTTGTCGCAACAAAGCAAGATATTGATGACGCGATTGTCGCTACCAACGAGTATAAGGATCATGGTGTTCATTGTCCTGTATACCTGATGCCTGTTGGCGGCACGAATGAGACGTATGAACTCAATGAAAGAAACGTAGCAGATTTCTGCCGTGACAACGGATTTAGATTCTCGCCACGTATTCAGGTTCCACTCTATAAGAATGCATGGGGGACGTAATGATTTCAGAAGTAATAAAAAAGCGCCTTGAACAAAACAGAGTTAGACACTACGCAAGCGACAATATCTCCGATCATATTCAACCAGAAGAGTACGATCTCTTAATAAAAGAGTTGACCGAAAAATTCAATTCTGTGCTTGACACTTTATTGATTGACAGGCATAATGATCCTAATTCACATGGTACAGGTAAGCGCCTTGCGAAGATGTATGTGAATGAGATCATGGCAGGTCGCTTTCATAAGGCACCTGCAGTCACATCATTTCCCAATACAGGTGCAAACAAGTATGAAGGCATGCTAGTTGTTCGTTCAGAACTTAAGTCGCTTTGCTCTCATCACCATCAACCTGTCAAAGGTGTAGCATACATCGGCATCATTCCTGGTGAGCGAGTAATAGGTCTTTCGAAGTATACTCGTATCGCACAGTGGTGTGCTCGTCGTGGCACGTTGCAGGAAGAACTCTGTAATGACATTGCTCGTGAGATCATGAAGGCAACTGAGAGTCAAGACGTTGGTGTTTATATTGCAGCGACTCACGGATGTTGTGAGAATCGTGGCATCATGGCACACTCATCATTGACACAAACGACTGTGCTGCATGGGCAATTTCACAGTGCAGATGTGAAGAAAGAATTCTTCGATAACATTTCACTTCAAGAAAAGTTTACAGATGGCAGATAAAAAGCAATTAGATTATGTGATTAGTGCGTGTGGTATGATGGGTGTGTTTACACCTGACAACGAAGCACCTTGGTATCCGACATATAAGCAAGCGACTCTATCTCTGATGGAGTCGCTTAAAAAGCGTATCAGCGAAACCTGTCATAACACACAACCACTTGTGTCAACACTATATAACGCATACACAGAGAAGAACCATGTCAAGGAGTTCGCGCACCTTGATAATCTAGGTTCTGCATCTGTATATGCGGATTCGGGCGGTTTGCAAATCGTTACAGCAGGAAAATCTATCACAGAAGAAATCAAAAGAGATATCTACAAGACACAGACATATGCGGACTATGCAATGTGTTTTGACGTTATTCCTCTAACCTCTGTATCGCTTACTCGCACTCGTAACGA